AAGTAGGCATCAAAGACTACAAACTTTCTTTTCGGGAGTACCTGTATGGTGGATGATCCACTCACTTCGCTTCTCATTGACGCCGCACTCGGGACCGGGCAGAGCCTCGAGGGCGACATGCCCGAAGGCTGCTCTGTGAAGATTTCGCCAAAGATACGCCTTCAAAATATGCTGAAACAAGAACACCTTCAAGACGTCATGGATAGCGTGCCTTTGCCGGGAGAATCAGTCCATGTCATTTCAAACGCCCGCTATGATTTTTGGACCTGGGTCCCCGTAATCATCGGGTGGCTTGGCAAGGCAGACCATCTTTGGGCATCCACTTGGGTGATAAATCGCCAATCGGTCATCGAACTTTTTGAGCTATACGACGCCGGGAAAATTGCTCCCGGCTATGTCGCCGTCGCAATCCAGCGATGGGCAGACGCAACTGGCAAGACACCAAAACTGATTGAGGGCTAACGCTGAATGGCTAAATCCCTACAGCAACTTATCGATCAGGCGAAACTCGACCCTAGGAGCCTGACACCTGCGGAAATAACGCAGCTCAAGCGCCTGGGTGACACTTCATCTGCCGCCGGGATGCGACAGCGCGACAGCGCAGCCCGCCGGTCACGGGATGCCTCAGCCTCTGTAAAAGAGATTGGCGCCATACCGCCAGTCCAAAACCCGGAACGCAAAAAAGCCGCGGGCGAATCGTTCAAGCTCTACTGCGAGACGTACTTTCCAAATCGCTTTTTTCTCGGCTGGTCCACAGATCATGACGTTGTTCTCAGCAAGATTGAATTGGCTGCCCGGCGTGGCGGTTCGTTTGCCGTCGCCATGCCGCGTGGCTCAGGAAAAACTACCATTTGCGAGGTCGCCGAACTATGGGCAACGTCCTATGGATATCGCAAGTACGGCGTCCTAATTGGCCCGACCGACGACCTGGCAAAAACAATGCTCATGTCCATACGCGCCGAGGTCGAAGACAACGACCTGTTGCTGGCGGATTTCCCGGAAATTTTTTACCCCGTCCGCTGCCTAGAGGGCGTAGCCCAACGATCGAACAGCCAAACCTACCAGGGCAACCGAACACATATGCGCTGGGGCGCAGACGAACTCGTGTTCCCCATGATTCCAGGGTCCGTGGCCTCGGGCGCCATTATCACTGTGGCCGGTTTGACCGGACAACTTCGCGGAATGAAGCGCACCAGGCACGACGGCCAGAACGTCAGGCCAGATTTTGTTTTGCTTGACGACCCGCAGACCGCCGAAAGCGCCTGGTCACCTCAACAATGCCTGAGCCGGGGTAGAATCATTGCCCGCGACGTGGCGCGCCTTGCGGGCCCAGGCGTCAAACTCACTGCCGTCATGCCCTGCACAGTGATACGCAAAGACGACCTCGCTGACGAATATCTTGACACTGAACGACACCCGGAATGGCGCGGTGAGCGCACAAAAATGCTGTATGCCTTCCCAAAGAACATAAAAATGTGGGAGGGCGAATATGACAAGCTACGTCGTGCAGACCTCAAGAAGTTTGGATTTCTGAAAACAGCAACCGAATTTTACAAGGCCAACCGCTCCAAAATGGACGCGGGCGCCCATGTCGCGTGGGAAGCCAACTTTGAGGAAGACGAACTCACAGGTATTCAGCATGCCATGAATCTGTACCTGACAGACTCCGCAGGTTTTGCCGCTGAATGCCAGAACGAGCCCGTTGACGAAACCCTAGTTGAAGGCGACCTGACCGCCGACGATATCGCGGCCAAAATCAACAGACACGCCAGGGGCGTTATGCCGCTCAACACCACCACGCTCACGGCCATGATCGACATTCACGATAAACTTTTGTATTACGCAGTCTGCGCCTGGGGCGAGGGTTTCACTGGCGCCGTCATCGACTATGGCGCGTGGCCAAAGCAATCGCGCCGCCAGTTCACCATGCGCGAGGCGCGTGGTACGCTTCGGCGCTCCCTACCAGGGGCCGGGCTCGAAGCCGCCATTACTAACGGATTGACCAAACTGACAGACGAAATCCTGGGTAGAGAATGGCGACGTGACGACGGCGCCATTTTCCGTGTATCCCGTTGCCTGATTGATGCCAACTGGGGCCAAACGACTGACGTCGTGTACCAGTTCGCCCGGCAGAGCGCCCATGCGCCAATTATCCTGCCGAGTCATGGTAAGGGCATCACGGCCAGCAACAAGCCAATGGGCGAATACGACAACAAACCAGGCGACCGGGCCGGGTTCAACTGGCGAATTCCTGCAAAGCGCGGCCGCCGTGTTGTCCGGCACATCCAGTTTGACACAAACTTCTGGAAGTCGTTTCTACGCTCCAGGCTGCTTGTGCCGATGGGCGGCCCTGGTAGCATCAGCCTCTATGGTTCAAAGCCAGAAGACCACCGCATGCTGGCCGAACACCTTGTCGCTGAATATTTCGTCCGCGTCGAAGGCCGCGGCCGAACCGTTGACGAATCAAAGGAGCGCCCAAACCACCCAGACAACCACCTCCTTGACTGCATGATTGGTTGCGTCGTGGCCGCCTCAATGGAAGGCATCAAACTTCACGGTCAGGACGGACAAACGCGCCGGAAAAAATCAGGGCTGAACATGCAACAACGCCAACAGGCAAAATTGCGGGAGAGGGGCTTGCTATGAAAAAGCAGAACGTTGACGATAATGGGCGTCTTTGTTGCAGACGGTGTGGATGCTCACACCTGCCCGTGGTTCAAACGCGGCAGCGCAATGGCAGAATTGAACGGCAGCGCGGATGTCGCCATTGCGGGCTGCTATTCTGGACCTACGAACAATAGCTACGTTTTACCTCCCATCGGCCAACAAAAAACATCCTTGCAGTAAAAAACCCCGGCCAAAACTAAGAAAGTGACACATCTGTCACTTTTTACTACTATTTGACAGAAAGTGGATTGACAAAGAAAACTGACATTGTAGAATTTAGATAGAGAATCAACCGGACTTCTAAGAAAGTCGGCCTGGCGGGGCCACCACCTGCTGGCCGACTTTCTGTTTTACATGCAGCGCTGGCCTGGCGGGGCCGCCACCCCGCCTAGCTGGCGCTGTTTGTTTTTGGACGGCAAGCACATGACCGAAGCGCTTGACTCGACCATCGAAGAAGCCGCAGCCGCACCAAAAAGCGCCAAGGGCGACCAGGGGGAAATGGAAGCCCACCCGCTCAAAGACCTCGTTGAAGTGGATAGATACCTCGCATCAAATCGTGCAGTCGCCAAAGTGCACAAGGGCATGCGCTTCAACCAACTCAAGCCGCCGGGCACAGCCTAATGGCAAACAGCATCCTTGACCAATACGGCAAGCCCATGACGCAGGCTACAAAACCTCGCGTCAACCACGCGGTCCAGGCCAAATACGACGCGGCCCAAACCACCACTGACAACGTGCGCCACTGGTCGAACGCAGATGAACTGAGCGCCGACGCATCAAACTCCCTGAGTGTTCGCAAGTATCTGCGCAAACGTGCTCGATATGAGGTTGCAAATAACTGCTATGCGCGCGGAATAACCCAGACAGTAGCCAATGACACCGTTGGCGTGGGCCCTCGACTGCAACTCCTGACGCCCGACAGCAAGGCCAATTCGACGTTTGAAGCCCTGTTTATGGGTTGGGCTCGTCAGATTCACCTTGCCAGCAAACTCCGAACGATGGCAAAGGCTCGTATTTGTGACGGTGAGGCCTTTGCCCTTTGGGTAACCAACCCACGGCTTTCAGGTCCAGTCAAGCTTGACCTCAAGCTCATTGAGTGTGACCAGGTCACAACCCCAGACCTCGCGTTTGACGCCACGAACGCGGTGGACGGCATTGAATTTGACGCGTTTGGGAATCCGTTTAAATATCACGTCCTGCGAGAACACCCCGGCTCAGACTCAATTATCGGCTCTACCAAATATGACCGGATCGTCGCGGATCATGTGATTCATCTGTTCCGCGAAGACCGCCCCGGGCAACACCGAGGCGTACCTGAAATCACGCCTGCGCTTCCCCTGTTTGCCCAACTCCGCAGGTTCACACTCGCGGTTCTGGCCGCTGCTGAAACCGCCGCCGACTTTGCAGCCGTTTTGGAAGCCACCGCCGCTGGGTCATCCGACGATTATGACGAAGACGACGACTTCAACGTCATGGCGCTCGAAAAGCGCATGATGACCACCCTGCCCGCTGGCTACAAGCTCGGCCAAATCCGGGCAGAGCAGCCGTCCACCACATACCAGATGTTCAAACGCGAGATCGTGACCGAAATCGCCCGCTGCATGAGCATTCCCTACAACATCGCTGCCTGTGATTCCTCCGATTACAACTACGCTTCTGGCCGCCTCGACCATCAGACCTACGACATGCAGATAGGCGTTGACCGCTCTGAGATTGACGTTATCGCGCTTGACTCTGCCCTGTATCAGTTTACCCGCGAAGCGTCACTGGTCGAGGGTTTCCTGCCGCAGACTTTCCGAGTTATCAATCCCTCCATGCCACACCGCTATTTTTGGCCGCGTCGCCCGCATGTTGACCCGCTGAAAGAAGCCAATGCGGCCCGTGTTCTCAAAGATGCCGACCTGCTGAATTACGACACGTTCTACGCGTCGAATGGCCAGGACTGGGAAACACAGCGATTGCAGCGATACAGAGAACGCCAATTCGATATCGAGCAAGAGAAAAAACTTCCCCAGCCTGCCACGCAGGAGGAACCCGCCAAATGAACCAATTCCCCCCGATTCTCGCCGCCCGCAAATTGACCGAGCGGCCGCTCGATCTGACCGGCCCGGTCGAGTTTGCAGATATCCAAGCCGCCGCAGGCGAAGAAAAGACGCTCAAAACCTTTTCAATCAAAGCCTACACCGGGGGCGCGATGCTCATCGCGTGGTGGCCCTACCCCGTCGTGATTGACCTGGCCGGAGTCAAGCCAGCGGCGAAGAGCATAGCAGTTATCAAAGACCACATCCCAAGCCTTGTCGTGGGCCACACCACCGCAGTTGAAATCACAGACAACCGGATTACTGCCAATGGCGTTGTGTCTGGCGCGGGGACCGTTGCGCGCGAAGTCGCAAGCTCCAGCGCCAACGGCTTTCCCTGGCAAGCGTCCGTTGGTGTCAGGACTACCAAGGTTGACTTTATCTCCGAGGGGCAATCCGGCGAATGCAACGGCCAGAAATTTGACGGCCCGATTTATATCGCTCGCAAGTCGCAGTTGTACGAAATCTCGTTTGTCACGTTTGGCGCGGACGACAAGACTTCCGCGCGTGTCGCGGCTTCCGCCGCCAACCAGCAGGAGGAGTTCGATATGCCTTTTGAGAAGTGGCTACAAGCCAAGGGCTTCACGCCCGGTGAAATCAGCAAAGAGCAGGAAGCCGCAATGCGTTTGATTTACGACGCAGAGATTGAGGCTGCTGCCAACAAGCAGACCGCGATCAAGCCGGAACCGGCCAAGCCCGTTCAGGCCGCCGCGAATCCCGATCCCGCCGTTGACCCCGTGGCTGAGATGCGCGCGCAAGTCGCCGCCGACGCCAAACGCATCAACGCCGTCAACGCTCTGTGTGCGAAGTACAGCACCGAAGGCAACGTCGACAAACTCGACGAGATTCAGGCCAACGCCATTGCGGAAGGTTGGACTGCGGACGCTACCGAATTGGCTTTGCTCCGCGCCTCGCACCCCAAAGCCCCGGCGGTTCGCAGTGGCGCCAATGTCGCAAGCACCCCAGAAATCCTGGAGGCCGCGCTGTGCCAGGCTGGCGGGCTCGACAAATCCGAGGATCAGTTTGAAGCGCCCACACTGGAGGCCGCGCACAAGGCTTTCAAGGGCCGCATCGGACTGCAAGAGCTTCTGCTTGAAGCCGCCCGAATGAGCGGCTACGCCGGGAATTCTTACCGGCGCGACGAACGGGGCGTTCTTCGCGCTGCGTTCTCAACCGTCGGGCTGTCCGGGATTCTTGGCAACACCGCCAACAAGTTTTTGCTGGCCGGGTTCAACGGTGTCGAGGACTCTTGGCGATCCATCGCGGCCATTCGCGCCGTGAACGACTTCAAGGCCATCACCTCGTACCGCCTCACTGGCAACATGGAGTATGCCGAAGTGGGCGCAGGCGGTGAACTCACCCACGGAACCGTGGACGAGGAATCCTACACCAACCAGGCCAAAACCTATGGCCGGATGTTCGCCATCACCCGGCAGGACATCATCAACGACGACCTCGGCGCTTTGTCCGCGCTTCCCCAGCGCATTGGTCGCGGCGCCGCCCTCAAGCTCAACAAGGTCTTCTGGACCGCGTTCATGGACAACTCAACGTTCTTTGCGAGCGGAAACAGCAACTACGCCAGTGGCGCCAGCACCGCCCTGGGCGTGAATGCTCTTACCGCCGCCGAACTGTTGTTCCTGAATCAAACCGACCCGGACGGCGACCCGCTTGGCGTCGACCCGGCCATTCTCTTGGTTCCAAACGCGCTGTTCGTCACCGCGACCGCGTTGATGAAGTCGCTGGAAATCCGAGACACCACAGCCAGCACCAAGGCACCCATCAGCAACCCGCACGCTGGCAAGTTCCAGGTGGCCAAGACCAGCTACCTCAGCAGCTCCAGCATCACCGGCTACTCAGCCGCTGCGTGGTATCTGCTCGCAGACCCCAAAACGCTCCCGGTTATCGAGGTTGCATTCCTGAACGGGAAACAGACCCCGACCGTCGAGAGCGCCGACGCCGACTTCAACGTGCTCGGCATCCAGATGCGTGGTTATCACGACTTTGGTGTCGCACAGCAGGAATACCGCGCTGGCGTGAAGATGGCCGGCGCGTAAGCGAACCACAACGGGGCGGGTTTCCCCCGCCCCTGACTTTGACCTGTAACCCTCTTCCGTAAGGAGAAAACCAAATGTCTGCAACTTTTGTGCAAGACGGCGACTCGATTGATTACACCCCCGGAACTGCCGTATCCGCGGGTGATGTGATTGTCATTGGTGACACTGTGGCTGTTGCAAAAAAAGATATCGCGGCCAATACCAAGGGCTCCGTGACCGTTGCCGGGGTGTTTGCCTTTGTAAAAGCCGCCACTTCCTCCAGCGCGATCGCAGACGGTGTGAATTGCTATTGGGACGCGGAAAACGAAATCCCCACAACTACCGCTGGGTCCAACAAGCTCATCGGAAAAAGCGTTGGCGCTGCGGACGCCGACGACACCACCGTTGACATCAATCTCAACCAGTAGGCGCCATGTCCTGGAACTCACTCAAAACACAATGCCCGTGGCCGGACTCGCTTCCGGCCATGGACCCCTATGTCCATGGGTGGGTGCTGCACGAAGACGCATGGCGTGACACCCTTTCCCGCCTCACAGACCCCATCGTTCTTGAGGTCGGCGCGTGGACGGGCAAGACCTCTCTGTTTTTGTTGGATGAGTTTCCGGGCTTGCGCCTTGTCGCCGTGGACCTTTGGAACTCAAACTTCAGCGAATACACGAAGTCGTATTGGTCACGCTGGATATCCGAAGGCCGGGTCACGTCCGAGAACACCATGCTGGACCTTTACCGCGTCAACGTGGCCCGTGCCGGGCACATCGATCGTGTGGTAACGGTCCAGGATGATTCTTGTTCTGGCATGCGCGCGGTTTCACAGCACGTAATTCCCGCCGTCGTTTACATTGACGCCGACCATTCCTATGCCGCTGTCAAGCGCGACGTGGAACACGCGATCGCGCTTTTTCCCCGCTCAATCATTTGTGACGATGACTACGAATGGGAGCCTGCGGGCGTTGCCAAAGCCGTTCACGAAATCGCCGACCGTCGCGGATTCGGCGTCCAAACCGTGGGGAGGTTCTGGCGCTATGTGTGATCTCCCGATCCCTGTCAATTTTGATTTGTGTCATGGCGTGGCGTGGCCTACGTCGTTGGTTTTACGCGCCGTCGCAACAGGCGATGACTACTCAAAAGGCGCGGCCATTGAATTATTTGGAGACGCCGTCGCCAGCGAAAAACAATGGACCGACGCCCGCGATTACTGGCGCTATGACCCTGACGGATTCCGCGTTGCACTTCACCCCGCCAGCAATGCCGATATTCTGTTTGACCCTTGGGACGACGCCAACACCCGCTCACATGACGGCGTTCCCCTCGTGTTCAAGCGCTCACCCACACCCACCCCGTATGCCAACACAGTTGTTTATCCTGCATGGCCTAGAAAAGAGACCCTCGGGCTGAACTTTGGGCTTGTCGAACGGACGGAATGCCCGGTTGTGAGCTTTTGCGGCGTTGCAAATCGCCCAGAATGCCGCGCTGCAATGATTGAAGCGTTTCGTGATACCAGCGCCGTTGATTTCCGTCTGACGACCCGCGCCAAATTTGCTCACCCGGGCACGGGCGCTTTCCTGGGCATGATTCGGGAGTCCCATTTTGTGTTGTGCCCCCCAGGCGTGGGCCGATTCAGCTATCGCCTCTATGAAACACTGGCCGCTGGCCGCATTCCGGTTGTCCCCAAAGGTCAACACGCGATCCCGCCAGAAATCGCCAACCGCGTCGTTATCAGCTACGCGACCACCCCAGAAGAGCTTCGCTCGGAATGGGATTCCGACCTGCGCAAACGATGGGCGACCGCCCACATCCAAAACAAATACGTCTGGATGGATTACGCCTCACCACTCGGCGCACTCAAGTGGATGGCGTTGGAGGGGGCCAAACGACTATGAGCCACACCGGAATTCCTAAGATCATCAATTTTGTTTGGATTGGCGGCAAGCCCATGCCCACATGGGCCGCTCGCAATGTCAGACGATTCGCGGAGCTCAACCCGGACTACGAAATCCTGATCCATGACGAACACGCTCTGCGGCCAGAGCATGCCTACGCCTACAACCACACGAGCAGGCTTTGCAGCAAAGCTGACTTGATTAGGTATTCGGCCCTGCAAACTCACGGGGGATGGTATTTTGACGTCGACTTTACCCCGTTCCGGCCCATTGACGACATCGCCAATGCCTACCAGCTTGACGGGTCCAAGTTTTTCATGACCGAGCAGCACGGGCAAATGAACCCGCGCCTGACGGTTGCGAATGGCGTTCTCGCGGCAACCCCAGACCATCCGCTTTGGGCTGAAATAAACAGGGCAATCACGCTTACGAACCCGCCATATGACCGCTGCACTTTTGGCCCAGTTCTGACCACCAAACTTTACCGCACACACCGGAATCAAATCACACTGGGCGCGTGGCCCTTCTTTTATCCAGCCTCTATTTCTGAGGCCGTGGGCGTATACCACGCCTGCCGCCAGAACGGCGACCACTACGCGGCCCGGATCGCCCCCACATGCGGTCAATTGCCTTTCGTCATGCACCTCTGGGCAAACGCTAACAAGCACGACCTGACCTCACCCCCGCGAGTTGTGCCGACTGTCGGCGAGTTCTCCGGCCTGCGCGCCGTTTTCCCGATGCTCGATTGCCAACGGCGAGACGACACACAACCCTTCCGCGCGATCCTGGAAGGGCTCGAACGTATCGGGTTTGAGGTTGACGCGCCTGACCTCGGGGCGCCGGTAAAACTTGCCACAGCCGACCTGATGGTCATCTGGAACGGGCGTAAAGGAAAATACCTCGAATGGGCCGACTCTGCCGCCAAGGCCAATATCCCTACGATCCACATAGAGCACGGGTTCTTCGACCGCCGCGCCTACACCCAGGCCGACCACGCGGGCATTCTCCATTGGGCGTCATGGACGGACAGCCTCAACCGTCCCGCTCCCACTTCTGGCGCGGATCGCCTCACCGCGGTTTGGCCTTACCCCCCTCAGTCGTTCACCAAGCGTCACGGTAATATTTTGGTCATCGGCCAGGTCGCGGGTGATGCGCAACTTGACGATTCTGAAATTCAGCTGTCAACCCCGCTTGAAAAAATGGTTGCGCGTTCTCTCCCGCGTGGAGTGAAAGCGGTCTTTCGCCCTCACCCCGTGTCGCGGCAGAAACTCGCCAAATACATGCCTAGATGCACTGAACCCACGATTGTTGATGCCATTGCCCAGGCGCGGTTTGCCGTGATGATAAATTCCAACGCAGGGAATGAATGCCTTGCGATGGGCTGCCCCGTCCTGTGTTTTGGGCCCGCTGTCTACGCCAAGGCGGGCGTCGCCCTGCAAACGTCCGTTGCCGACTTCCAGATCAACTTTCAACGCATGCTGGACGGATACCTCCCAGATACAGCAAAGGTCCGCAACTACCTGCAGCGGCTTGCCTGCCGCCAGTGGAACCAAGGCGAATGGCGCGACGGCAAGGTCCTGGCCTCTCTCGTTAGAAAGGCCATGGCATGACCGATATCCTGAAAACCGCGTCCGACTGGCTCAACACGCAAAACGCCGCGCATCGCGCCATTTCCGTTACCTACCGCCGTAGCTCCACAACCGCGATCGTCGCCGCCGTCATCGGCAGAACCAAATTCCGCGTCTCGCACGAATACGGACAGTTCGAGACATACGACTCACGCGATTACCTGATTGCCATCTCTGCTCTGTCCGCGTTTGACGAGCCGGAAAGTGGCGACGAAATCATTGAAACCATCGACGGCGTTGACAAGGTCTTTGAGGTCATGGCGCCCGCCGATGAGCCGCTTTTCCGCTACGCCGACCCCTACAGGCAAATCTTCCGCATCCACACGAAATTTGTGGGGGCCGACTCATGACCATCACCCAACTCGCGGAAGCCGTCAAAACGTCGATCAACGGCGCTGACTTCACCATGGCTTTTACTGCCGTCCGCGTGGCTGTCCCTGAGTTCAAACTGAAGGACATGGAAACGCTCCATGTGACTGTTGCCCCGGCTGAACTGGATATCAGCATGCGCTCCCGTGGTTCAGACGTTCACCGCATGGGCGTGGATATCGGCGTTCAAATTCGGCCCGATGACAAATCGAATGCCAGCATCGATCCGTTGGTTTCTTTCGTCACAGAACTTGCAAACCATTTCTCGCGCCTGAAACTCACGGCCAATTCCGAAACCGCAACCTGGAAGAGCGTTGGCGTTGAGCCAGTTTATGATCCAGCGACACTCCGAGAAAAGAATCAATTCCTGAGCGTGATCCATCTGGAATACGAGGTGGACAGACAATGCTAAATATTTCCACCCGTGAATATTTCAATCCGAAGGCAATTGCACGGCCCGTCCGCAACGCCGCTCGCTCAGTGCTCATGAGACAGGCTGCGTACACCCGCGGCGTGGCTCGCAGGAAAATCAGTAAACGCAAAGTCAGTGCTGCGTCTGCCGCAGGAACACCGCCTTATACCCACAACATGGCGCTCAAGCGCTCTATTTTATTCGGCGTAGGTGACGTGTCCGCGGTTATTGGCCCCGCCAGAAGCCTGATTGGCGGCATTGCCCACACTCACGAATGGGGCGGGCGCGAATACAACCTAAAAGGCAATGAACGCAAAAATCAAACGCGCGGTCGTCATTACCCCGCCCGTCCGTTCATGCGCCCAACACTTTCCGACGCCACACCGCGACTCGCGGAGATGTGGCGAAATTCCGTCAGACAACACGCATAGGAGAAAACTGCCATGTCCGCAACGCACGGAATAGACTGCAAGCTGTACCGAAACACTGCCTCTTGGGCCGCCCCCACCTGGAGCGAAATTGACGTGATTCGGTCTATGACTTTGCCCATGACTCGCGACAAAGGCGACGCCTCAACCCGAGGCGACACGTTCAAGGCATATGTCGCCGGGCTCATCGACGCGCCTCTCACGGGCGAAGCGCTTTGGGACCCCTCTGACGCTGGTTTTGCGGCCCTGCTGGACGCCTTCATCGCGAAGACCACGGTTGAACTCGCCATCCTCGACGGCGCGAGCGACGCGGCCGGGTCCGAAGGCCTTCACGCAGATGTCTACGTCACCAAGTGCGAACGCCAGGAAACCATGGACGGGGCAGTTCTCGCCAGTCTGGAATTTGCCATCGCCAAAACGGCGAACGCGGCCGCGTGGATGACCGTCGCCAGCTAAACAGCCCACGCGAGGCAGGCGCGGAATTTGCTCCTTTCGCCGCGCCTGTTTCGCGATAACTCGGAGAACATCATGGCAAGAAAAAACGTTCAGACTTTCAAACCCTTTGAACCGGTTCGCTGCCCAACCTGCGGCGCGGTCGGTTACGTTCGCCCTGGGGGCGCAGCGGCTTTCCGGTGCCCCGCCGGATGCAACCCGCCAGTATTACCCAAGCCCGTGCCAGCACCCAAGCCAGCACCCAAGCCAGCACATAAGCCCAAGCCATCTGAAAACCAAGGCCGGTCGCTTTGTAGCGAACCCGCCGGGCCTTCTGCAATGCCGCTGATTACCAAAAAAACCTGACGCATACACACCAGGAGGGAACCTCATGCAGTCATTCAAAGATTCAACCGGGCGAGCCTGGAACCTCAGCATTGACGTGGGTGCGGTCAAGCGCATTCGCGACCTGCTCAAGGTTGACCTTATGGACGCCATTTCAGATTCCGGGCGCCTTCTCATGAAGTTGGACGGCGACCCATGCCTTCTCGTGGACATCATTTATGTCCTCTGCAAACCCGAAGCCGACGCAGCCAACATCACAGACGAGGATTTTGGGCGCGCCATGATTGGTGATGTTATCGACTCCGCGACTGCCGCATTCCTGGAGGAGTTAGCAAATTTTTTCCCAGGCCGAAGGCGGACGCTTCTGAAGAAGGCCGTGTCGAAGGTAAATCAGGCCCAGAACATGGCAGCGGATCGAGCCGAGAAGGCACTAGACGAAATGGACCTGGAGAAAGTGCTGGACAACGTGACCAATCTCGCCTTGACGGGTGGGACTTCGTCGCTCAATGCGCAGGAATCCTAGGCGTCTCGCCTGATTCCTTCACTCTCGGCGAATTGGTTGAGTATGCGGAAAGGCGGTTGAAAAGCGAATGGACACAGACAAGCGCAATCATGGCCTTGACTGCAAACGTGAATCGCGATCCGAAGTCGCGCCCGTTCACGCCAAACGATTTCAACCCGTTCACGCCGCCTTCGCCGCCGCCAGGCATCCCGATCAACAAACAGAATATCAAGATTCTAAAAAAGCTTTTTGTGGACAACGCTAATGGCATTCGGCGCAGACATTAAAGCAGGTGGCGCTTACGTTGAGATAAGCGCTGATGACTCAAAAATGAAGCGTGGCCTTTTGCGCGCACAGGCCCGCTTGCGTTCGTTTGCCCGCGTCGCCGGAGAAGTCGGCGCGGCCATGACGGCAGCTTCGGCAGCAGCGCTCTTGCCCATGGCGCTATCCGCAAACACGTTTTTGAAGTTCTCCGACCAGATGCTTGAGGCCAAGGCCGTGACATCGGCCACGTCCGAAGAATTCAAGCGGATGACAGATCAAGCGCGTTTGCTTGGCCGAACGACTTCATTCACCGCTCAACAGGTTTCGGAGGGCATGACCGAGCTTGGCCGCGCTGGATTCAAGTCCAAAGATATTGAGGATGCAATTCCCTCTGTTCTCAATCTTGCCCGCGCCACAAGAACAGACCTCGGCGAGGCCGCGACCATCGCCGCAGCGACCATGCGCGGGTTCAAACTCGAAGCCAAAGACACGCTCCGAATTTCAGATATCCTGACTGCTACCGCCAACCGTTCCGCAACAAATTTGACAGACCTTGGCGAGGCAATGAAGTACGTCGCCCCACAGGCCTCAGCCGCCGGGGAATCCCTGGAAGATACTGCCGCTGCGCTAGGCGTTCTCGCAAACAACGGAATCAAGGGATCAATGGCAGGCAACCAGCTTGCCCGCGCCTACAAAAATCTCTCCAAAGAGGCCGCACAATCAAGCCTTGCTGAAATCGGCGTCTCAGCGGTTACAGCAAACGGCGACCTGCGCAAAATGGCCGACATCCTTAGCGATGTGGGGAACGCGACGAAAGAAATGGGTTCCGCGAAGCGCCTCAGCATTTTTGAATCCCTCTTCGGGCGTGGTCAAGCGGGCGCGCTCAAATTGTCTCAAGGCGCTGATTTCCGCGACATGCGCAAGACATTGGGCGAGCTGGAAGGCGCGGCCTTGAAAACCGCTAAGGTCATGGACTCCGGGCTTGGCGGCGCGTTCCGAATCATGATGAGCGCGGCTGAGGGGGTTCAACTCGCCATAGGTGGGGCACTGTCCGACACGCTCACAGGTTATATGCGGTCGCTCACGGCTACCGCAGGGGACATCACGACATTTATCAACGCCAACAAGGATTTGCTCATCACCATTGGCAAGGTCGCCCTTGGCGTGGGCGCGGTCGGGGTTTCACTCCTGGCCCTGGCATCGATTGTCAAAATAGTGGCGGTTGCGATTACTGCGCTAAATGCAGTGATATCGATTTCAACTGCTTTGTCGCACGCTGCTGCGGCCAATCCTTTTTTTGCTGTGCTCGTAGGGTCTGTTGCCGCCCTTGCTGGCGTCTCATATGCAATGAGCAGATTGTCAAAGCACACGGCGAAAACATCAAGCGATATGTCAACAGCACGCGAACAAATGGACGGGCTACGGCGTGTGAGCCAGCTTGCCGTGGAACGCTTAGGACAACTCGCAAAAAAAACATCCCTGAACAGCGCGGAACAAACAGAAGCCTCAAAAATCATAAAGCGGCTTGAAAGCAGGTACGGAGCCCTTGGTGTATCAATTGACAAGTCGACTGGTAAGCTCGTTGGCCTTACAGGCGCACAAAAAAAACTCAATGAGGAAATGCAACGTCGCGCCAAATCTGATATCAACGCTGAGATTTCGGAACTGAAGGGCAATATCACAGAACGCACGCGAGAGGCACAGTCCGGACTTGAAAGTTTTTGGTCTGCCATGGGGCAGCGATTAGGCGTCAGCGACCCGAACAAAACCGCAGCAAATATGCAGGGCCGAAACGCTTCAGATCTTTCCCGCATTGCAGATTTGCAGAAGCGCCTCTCGCGGATAAGCAATGGCGATGCTGGATCGCTGACTGGCGATGGCCAGAAGGAGCCAAAATCAGCCGCCAACAAATCAGGTGGATTGTCTGCCGACACAACCGCGCTCGCACAGATTGAAGCCGCAGAGAAAAGCCTTGCCGCCGTCCAGGACCGCGTCACCAAAGAGCGCCAGACGGAACTTGAAAACGAGATCGACGGCATCAAAGAACTAGGGGACGAATATGACGATGCGCTCAAGAAAGTAATCGCTGGCGAAAATGCCAAGCCGCTTGTTGACCTGCAACGAGTGAAAGAGCTTGAGGCAGAACTCGCCAAGGTCGGCGATGTTGCCGGTGGCATGATTGCGAAGGCCATCAAAGCCGCTGCCGACAAAGCCAAGGCAGAAATACAGTCCGTCGACGACCAAATCAAGAACATGCTCCAGGGCATCACAGGCACCCGCGCCAGCAGCAAGGCCGACAAAAACGCGAACAAACTCATCGAAGCAGACCCTGCAACAGCGGTCAAAACATTCTCCGACGCACTCAAGGACGCGGCTGCCGTCGAGGACACGCTAAAAGGCGAATTGACTCGGGTCAAGAACCGAGCGTTTGGCGATGGGAAACTTGACGACGGCGAAAAGCGCGAGCTGAGTGACGCGCAGGAGCGCGTGCGCGACGCGGCAGAGAACACCGACCAAATCTCCGCATGGCTTGAAAACGCGAAGGGCACCCAGGATGCAATGCAGGAGGCCGCCAAGCGCGTTGATATCCGCGGGTCATTTTCCGCGTCCGCGTTGGGCCGTCAGGGGTTTGGCGACAGCGCGGGCGACCGCCAGGCCAAGGCTTCAGAAAAAACCGCAACCTTTGTCAAAGAGTTGCTGGACTACATCAAAAATAACGAACTTGTGTTCGCAGGATAAATCATGGCGACAACCGTTGAAAAACTTTGGAAGGGCGCGACCGGGACCGCGAACAGCGCGGTCGCCGTGGATTATGTTGTGCGCGGCGCGGCCGACGAAGACGAGGCGAAAGTTGCAGCGCTCACGGATATCCCCTCTACACAATTTGGCCTGACGCTCAAAAACGTTGAGCACCGCGACCGCCTTGCAGAGGACACGTGGACATTCACGGCCAACTACTACGTCGCGCCCAACACATCACAGCCAACGCCTGATACCACGTTCACCTTTGACGCCATGGCCTCGACTCAACACATCACGCAGTCCATTTCCACTGTGAATTCCTACGGGCCTGAAAAGACTGCGCTATTTGCTGGCGCCATAGGCTATGACGGGAATAACGTTGCCGGGTGTGATATCTACGCTCCGTCCATGCAGTTCACGGAAACTCATTTTTTCACTGACGCAGAAATGACTTGGGCTTTTCGCCGCACGCTCTCGCGCATGGGCGGCAAGGTCAACAACGCCGCGTTCCGTGGGTATGACGCAGGCGAGGTGTTATTCCTGGGCGCCCGTGGCGACCGGCGGGGCGACGACTGGGATGACGAATGGGAAGTCCAATTTATATTTGCGGTCCAGGAGAACAGAACCGGATTGTCAGTTGGCGCCATTACCGGGATTGCAAAATGGGGATGGGAATACCTCTGGGTTCAGTACGCCGAGGTAAAAGACACGGTCAATTCCAAGCTGCTCAAATACCCGGTTGCCGCCTACGTTGAACAAGTTTATCACACGACAGATTTTGCCGCCCTCGGAATAGGAACCGCGGAGCTGTAATGGGAAAACTGGTAAAAGTCAGAGCCGGCACGTCAATGAAGTTGAGCGCGGCGACATATAACGCGTTCATCGACACGGCCAACACTGTTGCCAGCCACGGTGGGAATACAGGCGCAGGCAGCGCTTCTGAAAATGACACCCCCTCGCGCTTTGAAAACACCTCCGGCTACGACGCGCCACAATACGCCCTGGTTTGGACTCATGGCCGTGGTGTCACCCACGACGTCGTAACCGTCACCCGTTGCACTTTCCCCGGCATTGCATCCGTGGGGATTACCTCCGCGCCCATTGCAAATGGGGATCACGGTCGCGGCTGGACAGATGGTGTCCACCCGGTGTTGTGTGACGACTATGCGGATTTGGTTGTCGGCGACCGCGTGGGCGCGCAAGAGGATACATTTTATGGCGCGGCGTGTGGCTTTGGCCCGCTGGAGATCGTTGGGCTTGTACCGTCGGGCGATCAGCCGTCTGGACTCCCCGCAGACGCCGGGCTTGTGCTGGCCACATTCAGCCCCAACCCCATCGAGTCGTTTTTGGTTTTCAACAACACGGTCACCCATATCTACCAGGGGGCCGCGTTGCAGCTCATGGGCTACAACCACACCAAACGCGCGACCCTGGCCAGCCACCCCGCGTCGTACAGCGTGGGCGCCGTGGCGCTCTCCGATATCAAAATGCAGGACTATGGCTACGCGGCCGCGCTGACAGGTGGACGCCGCATTGTCCTGGCCGCAGACTATCTGGAACTGGCCGTGGGCGACCCCGTGACGTGGGTTTACAGCGAATGGGCGTTTGCGTATTGCGACAATGTCGAGACCTATGAGCCCGCGTTGGTGGTTGTCGGGGTCGTGCCCGAGGCCAAACAGCCGTCCGGGTTGCCCACCGACTCCGGGCTCGTGTATGTCATGTATGGCATACCCGCGTGTGAGGCGATAACGCCAACGCCAACGCCCACGCCAACCCCGACGCCGACAAATACTCCAACGCCCACGCCCACGCCGACACCGACGCCGACGCCCACGCCAACGCCCACGCCGACGCCAACGAATACCCCAACGCCAACGCCCACGCCGACGCCCACGCCAACGCCAACGCCAACACCCACACCGACGCCAACACCCACGCCGACACCGACGCCGACACCAACGCCCACGCCGACGCCGACAAATACTCCGACACCAACACCCACGCCGACCGCGCAGCGCGTCAAATATTACTGTGTGCGCCGGCGTGAGTACGAAAACACCGACTGCACGGGCGGGTACACGGAC